ATACTTAAAGGATTATCCTCTTCATTAATAGGTAATACATTAACTGAATCAGTTGAGGTAATTGGTACTTCCCCATAAGCCGCTACAATCCACATAAAATCTGCAGGCATAGTATATATATCAGTACCATCTACTAGTTCAATTAAATGCTCTTCAATCTTGATAGGGAATCTTTTATGTAATTCCAGCATACCTAAATTAATATAATCAAGAATGTAACTATCATTATTTGCAACGTTTAAACCACTGAGCTCACTACTCTTAGCCAAGTTTATTACTTGTCTTACTGTCATTTGTTCTCCTTATAAGCTCGCATATATCTGCTCATTATACCTAGTTACACCTTTACTTATCCTTAAAAGATCGTACTTCCGCCTATCTCTAAGTCATCATCTTCTTCCCATATGCCAGACCATACTAAGTTATCTACTACTTTACTTTTTTCAACTAATACATCTTCACTAGGTGCATACAGCTCCATCTCGCTTAGTTGGTTTAACAAGTCTAATGCATCATCATGCTTTAACGCCTTAACTCCTCCGGCTAACGTAAATCTACTTAACTCATGAACTAACTCTTCAACTAACTCCAGTAAATTCCTATTACCTAACAGTAACTCTGGTTTAGGCAACCATACTTTATTCTGCTTAAACTTAGGCTGTACTCCGGTAACAAACCTATGCACCTTATCCTTAGTAGGTCTAATACCAGGCTCCTTACTTCCTGCTTTTCTTGCAAACTGAAACCATACATTTCTTTGAAGTTTCATTTCTTCTATAATACTTAAGAATCCACCTTGTTGACCAGAACTTTCAATACCTACACTGATAGGTTTCCACTTCTTAACTAATCTAAACAAATCTTCAATATTTTCTTGCATAGTCTGTCTCTTACATTGACCATCGACCAGTAACCAATCGTTATTAGAGCTTATCGCCCATACACCAATCGTACTAAAGTCGGCACTCTTCTTTGTACTTGTAGCGAAGTCAGTACTAATATAATAATTGTATCCTGCTTTACTTTGTAGAACCATACCTGGATCAAACCAGTTTATGTCATCCTCATCAACTAGTAGCGTACTTAAGTCCGTAATTTCTAGCATGTACTCTTGATAAAAATCCTGAGCTTTTCCTGCTGCTTTATACATATCGTATTTACCTTTAACAGCTTCATATGGAAACCTATCTGGCCAGTTACCTACAAAGTCTTTTTCCTCACATGGAAACTTTTCACATATAGGAAACTTATGTACTACCCACTCTGGATTACTACTTAGTTGATGAATAATATCTCTCTCACTAATAGGTGTACCAATAAAGAATATCTTATATCTAGTAGGATGTAGTGCCGGAATAACCGATTTATAGAAATTATCGTTAATAGTGTTTTGAATAGTCTCAGAGTTAATGGCATCATTGGTTGTAATATCATCTAGTATGATTATATCAGGTCTTACCCCTTTATATCTAACCCCCCTGATATTTGTACTAGCTCCATACCCTTTAAGGTTTAGCTCTACTCCGTCTACGTTTTCTAGTTCCATCTCACTATCAGTCTTACGTTTAATCTTAATAACTTGTTGCAACAAAGGAGATCTATCTATTTTACCGCTTAAGTTTCTGAAAGCATTCTTAACCCCATTCTCCATAGAATCTCCTACAAAAGCTATAAAGTTTACCGCCCCAAATCCTGGCAACTCTCCTTTAAAAGCTATATACAGAATAAACCATTCCATCAATGTAGATTTAGCCGATCCCCTGAACGCTTCAATCAACACTTGCTTATCTTTACCAAAGTACTTATCAGCTAGCCTGTAATGAATCTCAGCATTAGCGTTATCCTCTACCCCACAAGCTCTAATAAAAGCAATAAACTCTAGGGATTCTTTACTAGGTATATACTTACTCATTTATAACCGCCTCTTTATCTTTGTACACCATCTCTCCTTTTAACGGGTTCAGTGCAGGCATTACTGTGCAATATATGTTACGTTTTTCTACATTATCTAATACACATTCTTTGGAAAAATTAAACACAGCCTTAACCGGTCTTTTACCGCTAGAATCTCTCAACCCTTTTATAGTAGCATTCAACAAGAATACTTTCTCTGTATCATCTTCAAATATAAATGTAACTGTTTTATTCATCATTTAATCTCCATGTTTTATAGTGCAGTTTACCGCCACAATGCTGAACTAATCTAGAATAATATGTACGCTCACCGGCAGTTAGGCCAACAACTAGGTACAGATCCTCACATTCTAAATCTTCATCAAAATACGGAAATGCCTTAATACCACTTTGTTCATCTAACCATTCATGAATACCCTGCATCATACCGTTCTTAAAATAGTATAAGTACTTATATTTTTTAGGTACATTGTCTTTATCTATATTATACTCATACCACTCGTCGAAATCCGGAAGTTCTTGTTTTTTTGTAAAGACTTTTTTTATCCAGCTAACCAGCTTATTCCACATCTGCATCTATAATCTCTTCTTCTTTTACTTTCATGCTTCCAAGCTTTTTAAGATCTGTAGTCCCGGCTTCTAAGTGTTTCATACTATTAGCTGCAAATTCCGCTAACTGCGCATTTAAACTAGCAACAGCACTTGATTCTTTAACCCCAATATCTAGTTCAATCTTAACATTCTCAGGTCCTTTAACCGCAGCTAATAACTCTTTAGCAGCAGCAATCCTGTCTCTACTATACTGAGCTGTTTCCATCTCATTAGCCAGCACACCTATAGCCTTATACCTATAACCACTAAACATTATATCTAACGGTACTTGACTAAACGTCAATATATCTATAACTAGCTTACTTCTTCTATACCTACTCGCAGCACTTGATAACTCTTTATACTTTACACTATCCGGCTTAACATCCATTCTTTCTTTAACGAAATCTCTATAACTAAATGTTCTCTTATAAGCCTCTGTATAATTATCTTCCATACTTATCAAGTAAGCACAGAACCTTATAGCATCTACATACTCCCTTATCCCTGCTCTATTCTTTGTCATTATATTTTCATACGTTATCGCTGTCTGTAGTAAACTCTCACCTTGAAACTCCGGCTCATTTACCGATTGGTTAAGTATCTCAACTATCTCATCAGTTACAGCATTCTTCCTGCTTGGAAGTCCTCGTTGAACATCTTCCTTTGTTATTAGTTTATCTACCATCCGATTCCTTTATATACATATTATTATGATGTCGTCTAACTGACGAACCATCCTCTTTTCTTTTAGTTTTTGTAAGATTTCCTTGGCTAACCCCACTCATTTTACACCACTCATTTAAACAGACCCTACTTGCTATTAAGTTATCACTTGTGTATTCGTAAATATCAACAGCAATTGCTTGGTAAGCTTTAAATCCTTGACAAGCCTCACTACAACGTTTACGCTGTTCTTCAGTCATTTTGTAACCTTTTCCATAAGAGTTACCTTTCATCAAAACAGCAGAGTCTGGTCGTTTTACACCAGTAGCGTCGTAGTAAAATTTAGTAGTTGTTTGTCTAGCTTTATTATAAAACTTTTTGTTAGTATCTACTTTATACAAAGCATGAAGTTCAACTTCGTGCGCTAACATCTCCGTATAGGTATCAAACTCTTTGAGTATAATTTTATCACATCTAGTAGTTATATTTTTCCAATCCTGTTTCCATTCTTTAGATTTTACTGATCCCATATATGAAGTATCAAGTTCTGGTAAACATTTACATTTTCTACTGCCTATATAAAACTCAGCGTCTGTATGCGGGTTTAAATCTATCACTAAGTACGTATAGTAGTAATACTTCTTTTCCTGTACGTCTTCTATTGTTATTAGCTTATTATCAGCCATTTTATATCCTTTACTTGTACGTTTTTGTTATTATACTTAACTAATCTTACATATGCCTTAAACGAAAAAAGCCCCAGATCAATTAAGACCCAGGGCTTCTATTTTTAGCACTATTCTACTTTTGCTATCAGTCGTTTATTATATCCTCTCACGACTATTACGACTTCTGTAATTCTACCTGACTCTCACTTAGATTAACCTTAATCTCATAAAGAAGCTTCCTACGCTTGGTTTGATACCTTCTCCATTCATGATCTAAGTAGAACCATTGGGGTAAACAGTACTCCAAATCCAACGCCTCTAATTCCTCATCTAACCCATACTCAGCTCTTAGTTGCTTTGTACTAATGACCATGTCCACAACAAGCTCTCCCTTCTATCTCAAAGTTCTTAGCTTTATTACAGGTTTCACATAGCTCTTCATTCTTAACTAAGTCAATACCATTCTTTACTTTTTCATAAACCTGTACAGCTAAATCCAAGTCCATTTCAACTAGTTCAGTGCATCCTCTGAAGGGCATCTCTGATTTATATTTATACTCACTTAGATAGCTAAGCAACATCTGTTCTTTCCCAAAGTTATCCTCTACTTTAGAGAATCTCTTAGGATATATCTTTGGGAAATAACGATATGATTTGAATATACTGACTAATATCTCACAAACCCTGTCTTCAATTTTTCTATTAGTTATTCCTATCTTAATAATAGATCGTTCATCTAAGTCTATTTCAAGTAAGTATAATATACCTAATCCTGGAGGATCTACTTTAGTTGTTACAGTAAACATTATATAAACTCCTCCGGATACTTTTCCATAGCCTCATCTAAGGTCATTACTTTATCTTCAACTAATCTAGTGTACCCTCTTTCATCTATGTAACACTTACACTCATGAACTAAGTCATTATACACAGGCACTACCTTGTCTTTAACTACAGTATACTCACAAGTCGTTATCATTATTCTTACCCACTAATAGCCGCTCGATTAAAGAGGCAGCAGCATATTTATCAAGTTTAATCCCTT